GAATACCAGCAGCGCATCGCAAACACCGTCCCGATGCCTGACCACATCCGGGAAAAATTCGCGCAGCTAAGGCGGCGTGTATGACGCATGAGCAGGCGCACAAAATCCTCAACCGCGTCCGGGATGGCGAAGCCTACCCGAAAGGCATCATCGACCGAGCCTTATGCCTCACTGGAGACCTTGACTTACATGAGGCAATGCGAAGCACGGGAGTGGATGCAACGATACCGGGCCAAGGCGCGGGCGAATGGCGCAGCGGAAGCGAACAACTGGTGGCGCATCGTGATAGCCGACATTGAACGCATACGCGGGCTTGACGAAGCCATAAACCTGCGGAACCTGATGAACGCGGAGCGCAAGAAATGACCTTCATGCTGCATTTCCACATTGACGGCGATCCAGTGCCAAAGGGCAGGCCAAAGTTCAGCAAGGTCGGCGGCTTCATGCGGGCCTACACGCCGAAAAAGACGCAGGACTATGAAGCAATTGTTCAGCAAGCCGCACGGGCGGCAATGGGGCCAACAGACTTGCTAGAAACGCCTTTGGGCGTTTTTTTGTATATCCGGCTACCTATCCCTCAGTCGCACAACAAAAAGCGCAGGGAGGCGTGTTTAAGCGGCGTGGAAAAGCCAATCAAAAAACCCGACATAGACAACCTTGCCAAGAGCGTGTTGGACGGCATGAATGGCATTGTGTGGCGTGACGATTCACAAATTGTGAGCCTGCACGTTACGAAGGTTTACGCTAGCGGCACAGGCGTCGATGTGCTGGTGAAAGAAGAATTGGAATGAGCAACCCTTTCGATTGGCGCAACGAACCCTCAAAAATCAACCTTAAGGAGTTTGAAACATCAAGACGCACAAGCTATCAAGCATCGCGAGTGGTGAACGAAATCAGAAAGCGCGGCATCGAACCGTCATCGGCGGCAAGCCTGCGAACAGCGCAGCACATCACCGCTGACCCGGCGCATCTGGCAATAGACATGCCAAAAATGGCAACCCGTAAGACACGAAGGAAAAAGACATGAATATCGGCGACATTGTTCAAATTAGGCCCGACAAAGAAATGTTCGGGGCTTGCATGGTCACGGTGACCGAAATCAAGGCTTGGGGCATTCAGGGCTATGTGCAATCAGCCGGAGTGCCGGGGCAGCAGTATGTTCGGGTCAAGACCGAAGATTTTGAGCCAACAGGCGGCAAGGCCGTGTGGGTTGTCGGGGGTGAAGAATGATTGACATAGCAGAGTTAGCCAAGAAGTGCGGTCTTGTCATCCGAGATCAACCGATGTTGGGAACAGATAAGCTTGTGGCGTTGGTTGCTTTGCATTGCGTGAACATCGTGGAAACGGCCGAGCCTTATCAAGCGGCAGATTTGATTCGCAAGGAATTTGGGCTAAACCCGCCAATGCTGTTTGACGATTGGGGGCATTGGAAGTGACTCCGCTGATTACTGAAATGGTCGGGTTAATTCCTGACGAAGCGGTTAATTACCAATGGTTTGACGCATCGGCAACCTACAGCACCGAAATCACAATTAGCGACGATGAGGAAATGACAGGAAAGCTGCCATTCCCGCAAATCGTGATTGTTACGGTAGATGACCGCAACACCAAAATTTTGCTGATGCTCAAACAGCAAGGCGATTACATTGGCGTGTTAGGGTACGCCATGACCAACAAAGGCTACGGCAGAATCAAGCCGTTTGTTTATAAGGTTGTAAACGGCCAGATTGGCGTTAAGTTGGTTGACGGCAAACCATTCGATTACCGCAAAGAAGAAAACGTCACAGCAGCCATTGCCATCATCAGTCAATTTTTGAAGTCATTGCGAACGCAAATTGAAGGCTACACGCCGATAAAGCGGGCCAATCACGACAAAAAAATCAGGCAAGGCAAAACACCTTTGTTTGATTGGACAACCGTAGTCATCAAGCCTGTCGTGGCAAAAATAGAGCATCAGGGCGGCACTCACGCAAGTCCTCGGTTGCATGACCGCAGGGGTCATTGGCGGCACATAAAAAAGACCGACAAGCGGGTTTGGGTACGGAATTGCAAGGTTGGTGACGCGGCCAAAGGCGCAATATTTCACGATTACAAGGTGGAGACATGAAGCCAGAAGATCACGCAGAAGCCATCCGGGATAAAGCCACTAACTACGCAAAAGCCAAAGCAAGGCGCGTGTACCTTGAGGAATTCAGGCGCACAAAAAAAGCTTTGCTGATGAAAGACGCATTGAAGCGCGGCATAGAAGCGGCGAATGCTCAAGACCGTGAGGCATTAGCAGACCCGGAATATCAAGAGGTTCTAGACGGGCTGTCGGTTGCGATAGAAATAGAAGAAAAATTGAAGTGGGAATTGGAAAGCCACCGTCTGGACATTGAGATTTGGCGTACAAGACAGGCTACAGAGCGCATGGTTGTTCAATCACACAGGTGACTTATGAAATGTCCGGCTTGCGGGGCTTGGGTTTTGGTATTGCAAACAAAGAAACAAGACGACAACACAAAGTACAGGCGATACGTCTGCGGCAATGAACACCGATTTACAACCACAGAAACAGTTGTTAAGATGCTGAAGCCGCGCAATGCTAAACAAACTGAACAAAGCCGAAAAAACGCACCTTGAGTGGGTCAAGGCGCAGCCGTGCGGGCTATGCGGGCAAGCAGGGCCGTCAGACGCGCATCACATCATCCAGCATCAGCAGTATTTGTGCATCCCGCTTTGTAAGGATTGCCACCAAGGGTCTTTCAACGGGATTCACGGGCAGCAAAGGATGTGGAAGATCAAAAAAGCATCGGAATGGACGGTGCTGAACGACACGATTGAACGGTTAACAAGCTGGCAAAGCGTTAAAGGTGGCGCAGCGGTTTTGTAGTCCGAAGGAGTGGGTTCGATTCCTACTGCCAGCACCAACAAGGGGAATGAGATGGTTCGTTTCGTAGCAAGCGTAGAAGCCCCGGCCGACCCGGTCATGGACTTCATCATGTGCAGCCTGAGCGCGGTGACAGACACGCACATCATGCACTGGACAACAGACCGCTACAGCCAGCATCAGGCACTTGGCGAGTTCTACGATGGCCTGAGCGATTTGATTGATTCTTGGGCCGAGGCATTCATGGGCAAGGCCGGGGTGCTCACAAAATTCCCAACGCAGTGCAGCATTACAGACGGCGACCCAATCGTGTACCTGCGGGCCTACCTTGTCAAAATCGAAACCTACAGGCGCATGGCCGGGTTTCCGCAAGACACCGCGCTGCAAAACATCGTCGATGAAATGGTTGCGCTGACACAAACAACCCTCTACAAGCTGACCCGGCTTAACTGAAAGGAAGTCATGAAACACGACACGAAACTAGCGATTGCGTACCGCGCACCGGCCGACCTCATCCCGTATGCGAAAAACAGTCGCACTCATAGCGATATGCAGGTGGCTCAAATCGCGTCTAGCATCAGGGAATTCGGGTTCACCCAGCCGATCCTGCTAGACGGCGACAACGGCATCATCGCGGGTCACGGCCGCTGGCAGGCCGCGATAAAGCTGGGGCTTGAGCAAGTGCCCACAATCGACCTGTCGCATCTTTCTGAGACGCAAAAAAAGGCTTACGTCATTGCTGACAACAAGATTGCGCTGAACAGCGGCTGGGATGAATCTTTGTTGGAGTTGGAGATACAAGACCTGCGCGATGCTGGCTTTGACCTTGACCTACTGGCCTTTGACCCGTCCGAATTGAAAAGCGCAGATGTAGATTACAGCGTCTTAGATGACGAAGAAATCGACGATCAGCTAGACGAAATGAGCAAGGGTGTTCGCAAGGCCATTCAAATCGAGTTTGAGCCTGAGCACTACGATGAAGCGCAGGAATTGGTCAAGTTTTGGCGCGAAAAAGGCGGTTACGTTGGCATAATGCTAATGAACCACCTGCGAAACGAAAAAGACAAACTGAAACAGTGAAATGTTTCTATCTGGTGGGCTATCACGGCTGCGGAAAAACCACCCAAGCAAATTTGCTTGAAAAAGCATTTCCTCAGTACAACTACATCGGCGGCAAATCGGGCCTAGACGCAATCGGAAGCGTTGCCGAATTGATCGGTCATGTCAAGGCAAGCAAACGAGACATGGTGATTCACGGCTGTATATTTCAGACAGAGCCGATGATTCAAAGGTTGTCGCGTTTGACCGATTTGAGAGTAATCGTAATGCACTCTAAACCAAACACGGTAAAAGAGCGAACACTACAGCGCGGCGCCGCAAATTACAACCCGCAAAAATTTAAATCGCACTACAGTTTTATAAAAAAACTGCCCGAAATGAAAACTCGCTATCAATTTCGTCTGCACATTGTCGACAACAATCAATCTACGGACAAAGTTCACGAAGCGATTAAACAATATGTTGTCTTTTGAAAAATTCAGCCAAGAAATTTTGTCGACCGGAGATATAGACCCGGATTATCTGTTTTACCGACGAGCGCAAGAAATAATTAGCGAAGACGAAGTTTTCGATTTGATACACCTAAAACTGTGTGTTTACAAAACCGAATCGGAATTGTTAATTAAATACAACGGCGCAAAATTTGAAGATGTAATGTACGGCGCAGAGCGTAACAAGGCAAAGCGCAGCGCAGCAACAACATATCGCAACATTAAACGATTTCATGCCGGTCATACGGCGCAATCGTTCAAAAAGTTAACGGCCGGGAAAACATATGCAGCCTTCAATCGGTTCGTAACTCAAATCGGCGGCATCGGGGCTTGGGCTTCTTGGAAATACGCGGACATTTTGAATAAGACTTTAGACTTTCAAATAAATTTTAGACCTGAAGATTTCATTCGTGGTTACGAATATCCGCTAAAGGGTCTTTGTCTGGTAAGCAACAGACCGGAGATCACTTCAATTTATAGCGACAAAAAAGTTTTTGAGGCAGACGTCGAACAGCTACAAAAACGCTTAGAAACAATAGAAGGCAAATACGCCGGAATTTTTAACCCGGTAAATGTCGCAGAATACGAAACATTGCTGTGTAAATATCATTCTTATCGGCACAGCCGTTACAAGCCGCAAGAGGATTTACACAAGCTAAGAAAAATCAAAGAGAATGTTAAGCTGAAACGATTTCACGAATTCATCCCATGAAAACAGTCGAATTGATACAAGTGCCGCACAACGTCAAGATTGGCGATGTTTGCGGCGACATAGAGCCAACAATCACTGAAGACACGCTGTTTGTGTCAGAGGGCAAGCCTGTCGGGTTCTACATCAAGGAGCTAACAGGCAAAATCTCAAGCTTGGCGCACGTTGCCAACGCAGAGTTGTTAAGTGACCGAGTGCCGAAAAGCATGATGCGAAGGTCGAGCGGCTTGCGCGATGCTGAATCCGAAGTGGAGCAATACAGCACCATCATCGGGGCTTGCCCGCCTAAGCCGCACATGAAGCGGCCATATCCGATGATTTCAAGCGTTCACCAAGTGAAGTCAGCGCAGACCTTCATTAAGGCGATGCTGTTGCTTTGCAAGGAGTCAGAGACGCTGATAAACGAAATAGCCCCTGAGATTTACGTCCAGCAAAAAGCAATCATTGAGAAAAACGTGCCCCCGAAATTTAGGTTTGGGGAGTTGTTCACAAGCAGCATTAGCAACTTCAACATCCCGGCCCCGTTTCACCGCGATGCTGGCAACCTTGAGGGATGCGTGAACGTCATCATTGCCAAGAAGGAAAACGCCCGTGGCGGGAACACAACAGTGCCTGACTACAACGCAACAGTGGATAGC